TAATGTCAGCCTTCAACAGAATGTCGCGGTCAAACTCGACATTCGCGGCACGCTGGTAGAATAGCGCCAGAGCACCAGGCCCAACAATGTAGGTCTTGTAACGGTTGACTGTGGAGTAGACCGACGTGCTAACGCGGTCAGACATGAGAATATTCAGACCGGCAACCTTCTGGAGCAGCCCTGTCGCCAGGGGATTCTGGCCAGAAAGAGCGAAGTTCTGAATATCACCGTTCTGGAGCAGGTCTCCGTAGACCTTAGAATGGCAGACAAGAGCGCCGCCCGCAAGCAGAGCGCCATAATTATCTCCAAGCTTAGCCACCATCGCGGTGATGATAGCATTGCCCGTCAGTTTACCGAGAGGCGCAGCACCCCCAACACTAGCGATGCTAGTGGTGTTGGGAGTTTTTTCAACTTCCGCAACCAACTTGGTATCCACGTATTCCGCAATCCGACGAGCAATCTGGCTCGAAATCTCACCCACGGGGTCAGCCTTCGAAACCAACTCGGCGGTGTCCAAAACCTCATACGCAGCCCCGCCACGCAGCACGGTAGCAAACTCCGCACCAGTGGTGATTTTGTTGGGAACCAGAGGCGTACCCTCGGCCATATCAGCGAGAACGCCGATACGCTTCCAGAAGGGAATTTTGAACTCAGTACCAGGGGAACCAAACGCAAAGGTGCCGTCCCGTTCCACAAGGTTCGTGTTACCGAAAACCAGCAGGTCAGGATACTTCGCAGCAACCTGGTCTGCCAGAACTTCCGGGTCGATAATGTCAGAAATCAGAGTAGGTGTAGCCATGTTTATGAGTCTCCTATAGGATTGCTAGACCGCACCCACTAGGAATGCGTGTCTACTGTTTATGAAATTAAACCGCTTGTCTTAGCAATCTGCTTCAGCCTGGCATACTCAGCAGGATTTTCCTTCTTGAGTTGCTGTGCCGAAACAGCACTAGATTCCTTTCCAAAAATCTGCTTCACTTCAAACTTTCCGTCAGAACTCAGAGTAGACCGTGCGCCTGCCGTAGAACCAGTGCCAGGTCTAACATCACCACGAACCAGGTAAGGATTCTTCGCCGCGTACTCCTGGTAAAACTCGGGAAGAGACATCGGCTCAAGCGCCGAGTTAAGCCGCTCTCTACCGTCCTCGCCAAAAACCGTAAACTTACCTTTCGGCTCATCCCACCTAACAAGGTCGCTAGTCAGCTTCATCACCACGTCGAGGCTCATGAAGCTAACAGGCGTCGCAGCCTTAGCGATGGCCACTTCTTTACGAATGTTGACAGCTTCCTCCTTACTTCTGAGAAGAGCCTTGTCTTTCTCAAGAGATTGCGTCCTAAACGCCTCAAGCTGGTCTGTCAAAGGTTTAGTAGCCAGCTTCATCTCCGCAATCTGGCGTTGAAGTTCCTCAACAGGGGTTTTGTCGTCTCCCTTGTCGGGGGTCTTCGCGTTAGCCTTGGCCTGCGCAAGCTCCGTTTTTAGAGTCTGAAGAGTAGTCTCAAACTCGGTAATCTTAGTTGTATGACTCTCATCTTGACGGCCTAGGCGTTCCTGAATAATCCTGTTGATGTGAGTTTGCTGTTCTTCCGTAAAAGTAATTTTTCCCTTTTCGTCAGCGACATTAGGTTCTGGCATGATTCACCTCGATGAATCCGGTTCTGCGCGGCGAGTTCCGCACAGCCGTAAAAGCCCCCAAATTTTCCTTGTCTGCGTGGGGTAGTGCAGGAAGGACTTTCTTGCGCCACGTGACCGCACACTGTGCGGCGCAAAACAACGTGCAAACGGGTAAACTTATTTCTTCAGCTTTTTAGTCGCCGCTGTGTTGGTTGTTTTAGCCTCAGCCGCGACTTCTTCCATAGTGCCGGTAGATTTAGGGGCTTGCTGTTCAGCGGGTGAAGAACCTCTCCCCACTAAGGCTTGCCGCTGCATCTCCTGCCAATCCCCAAAATCCATCTCGTCAATTTCCTTCTCAATCTTTACCAGCGTCTCGGGAGGAATCTTACCATCCAGTTCATGAACAAGCCGCTTCAATTCCTGCTTGGCAAAAGTTTCAGAAGGAAGCCCGAGGTCGCGGAAAACGCTCGTCAACTGCGTAATGGCGTCCGTGATGTTTGTTATCTCATAGTGGTCTTTATACTTAATCTTCCCATCCCACGAAGCACTCATGAACTTCGCGGTCAATTCCATGAGACGATTTTCAGCGCGTTCAAGCGTATCAGCGCGGTTCGCTATGAACGGGATAGTTTTGGAAAAACTCTGCGCCTGGCTAAAGCCGCTAGATTTATCACCATTAAACAACTCACCCATCAAATCCTGGGCAGCCAAACGATACATCTGAGAGATAAGCCCTTGGCGCTCGCTCTGGATAAAAGCGGCGGGTTCCACGGGAGGTGACACATAGCTCGGGGCGTGGGCACCTTTAGGGTATTCAAGAACGTTAGACGTTCCGGTGTTACCCTCGTTCTGGTCAACGGTCGGAACATTCTCGTCTGTTTCCTGAGCCAGAATGTTGAAGCACTGGCGGTAAAGAAACTCTTGCAGCAAGCTTGTGAGGTTCATAACCTCACGCCCATTGTACGCGAAGTCCCGCAAGAAGGAATTACCAATGTTTGGAAACTTCTTGCTTTCCTTAAAGATTACAGAAACTAGCGGAACCTCATTTACAGAGTTAGTAAAAAGTTCCTTTCCCAAATACGACGGGTTGTTCTTGTCCGTAACGTCAACTCTGGAAACAACAATCTCTTGTGTCTTCCACTCCGTATATTTCTCAATGGTGCTAATACCAAAAGCGGTTAACTCCTGAACAATCTGCTTGCGCTTCGCATAAACTAAGTTCCCAAGTTCGTCATAAACCCAGTCGAGAACTTCATCGGGGGGAACAGGCACCCAATAAGGCCGTATGCCCCTGTCCTTCTCGTCTTGCTTTGTAACGATAGCCCCAACAGGCGAAGATGGTGTATCAACCAGGATATAAAACATGCCATAAATCTGCATGTCGTCGCACACGCGCCTCATGAAGCGGGTTACATCACTCTTGCGGCGGTCAACATCCTTGATGAACTGTAAGTAAAAGTCTATGCTCTTTCCGCCCTCACGCTGTATAGTCTCCGAGAAAATGAAGTTCGTGAAAAAGTCAACTAAGGGAGCACAGTAATTCAGGTAATGCACCCGTTTAGCGCGGTCGCTGAAATCTTCCTTGTTCTCGCGCTGATGCTTGAAAAGATTGTCCCTGTTCGCAAAGTCCGGGCCGCCCTCATACGAAGCTAGATAAAGTTTCCACTCATTCACTAACTCCTTGTAAATTGAGTTAGTGCTTCGAAGGCGCTCAATCTCTTGAGCATCGGCTTTCGCTTTCTCAGCCGCCTTGTCCTCTACTTTAACAACTGGCGTTCCGCCCATAGTTTTACCTAAACGCGATTTGATTCTGCTTGAAGTATTCCAACTGCTCGTTCAAATCTCTCCGACGAACTGACACCAGATACTCAGCATGGTCTTTACTTTTATCGTAAGCTTCCATAAGCAGGTCAAACATTGTTTTGTCTGAACTTCCGAAGCGAATGTTTCCACTAAAGCTGTTGCAGACCTTCGACGCCCACTCTTCACCGCCGATGATGTTTGCGCACATCATCATGTTCCTGAAGTAGTCGTCGCTGTAATGCCTGGGATAGCCTCTAGTTCCTGTGAAATGATAATGAAAGAGTTTTGGGTCAATGAAGTTTATCTTGTCAAGGAGAGCCATCTTCAAGTCGAAGTATATCTCCTCGCCGCCATAACCTACAAACCCTTCCCAGTAACCCCCCACCTCTTCCCAAACATCACGCCGAACTACAAAGCCCCCATGCCCGCCCGCCGCTATCCTGTAAGGCTTCCACCCATACTCGGGAATCAAGGCCGCTTCTGCCCAGAAATTAGCCTCCAAGCGTAACCTGTACTGGTAGCATGTTTGCTCCCCGGTGTAAAATATTGTAGTGGAATGGAGCATGTCCATCCCGTACTTCTCAAAGTCAAGAACCACGCGCCGGAAGTAGTCCCTTCCGACTAAACAATGATTATCGAAGAAGCAAAGCAAGCGCCCATCGGCGTGCCTGGTTCCCAACTGCCGGGCACTAGGCGGAGACATAGGCTCCGCGCTGTGGTGCCAATGCTTAAGCTTTCCGGCTTTCTCCAAAAAGTCTAATGAGACTTTGGCCTCCGGTTCGAGCTGCTCAGTGCCGTTAGAAACGATAACGTAATTATAATCGAAGCCGTTCCGTTCTAAATCGACCTCGCATGAATGTATTGTTGCCCATAGTCCAAGAGGATTTCCTCTGTGGGCGATGACTATGGTGAAGTCCGGCACCGTTCCCCCTTATAACCTTACAGAAAATCTGCGCAGCGAACGCTTCACACCAATCCGTATAGGGCCTCTTTTACGAGGAAACCTGGCTAAAGCATAAGAAGTCGTGTAACAATCCACAGCAAATAGAATCTGCGTAGTTAGCGCCCCAACGACACTCGCAGTACCTACAACATTCGCTTGAAACAAGCTTTGTTCTGGAGCCACTGTCAAAAGCCCTGAACAATCCGCCTGTCCAAAAACCGAACTCTGAAGCCTAATCCCGGTAGATAGACCGGAAACTACGTCCGCCTGTCCATAGACGTTCGACGCCAGCGGAATAGAAGTTGTCAACGAAGCGGTTGTTGACGCCGCCCCAATCACACTAGACTTCAGTAATGCCGCCTGAACGCCTACTGTCAAGTTACCTTCGGCTACAGCGCCACCAACGACAGACGATTGAAACAAAATCCCCGTCGTCAAAGCCCCACCCGATGTGGCCGTGGCACTTACAGACGCTTTCAAAGGTATGCCGGTAGTCAAACCCCCGAAGGCTTGCACTTCCCCTAGCACAGAAGAAACGAGGCGTATTTCTGGGTTCGTAGTTAGATGCCCAACCGCACTCGCCTGCCCCGTTACAGACGATTGAAGGGGGATAGACGTTGACAGCGACGCATTCGAAGTAGCCTGGCCCGTAACCTGCGACGACAGACCAATCTGCGTACTCAACGACCCCGTTGCAGTTCCGGTTCCAACTAACGTTCCTGAAAACCTAATCTCATTCGTTAGGGCCGCGCTTGATGTGGCCACAGCGTTGACAGACGACGCTAAAGATATTCCTGTGGTGAGGTCTCCAGACGCCTGCGCTTGTCCGCTTACTGCCGCTACGAGCCTAATCTTGTTTGTCAGTGAAGCGGTTGTTGACGCTGCTCCAACAACTGAACTTGCGAGTCGAATCGCACTCGTCAGGGGGGCACTCGATGTTGCCGTACCTAAAACTGAACTTGCGAGTCGAATCTCGGTAGTCAACCCCCCGAAAGCCTGCGCTTCCCCCAACACAGAAGAAACAAGGCGTGTCTCAGCCGCCGTGGTTAAAGCCCCAACCGCGCCGGTAGCCGATACGCCGGAGAGGGCGGCGCCTATACCAACTGAGCCGACCGAGCCCGTACCGAAAACCCCAGACAACCCGAGAGATAAAGCAACGCCGAGAATCCCAACTGCCGCAGCGGCCGCCACCCCCGTCAGGGCTACGGTGACATTGGAGCTTTCGGCCTTAAAAGTGACCCCCTCATTGATGGTGAGATAGGAATCGCCTTGCACCCCGGCGAATCCACCATCATAAGAGAGTGTGCAATAATAACCCCCGCCCATCGTACCAACGTTAGTAATATAATATCTAACGATGATACGGTCGTCTTCGGCAAAACTTACCCCGCTGCTCGGCGTGCCCGTCCAATTCCTGACAGCGGCACCGGAGGAAGAAAACTCTACGCCATCATCCCACGGCCCGCCCGCGATTTCCGATTCGCTGCCCCCCGCCGTGCGCTTATAAACCCGAGACCGCCCGCCCGCATTGGCGTTCATGTCGGATTCTAGGGGCCAGATATTGAACGTCATGGTTCCGGAAAGCGTAAAACCGCCAGATGGCACCCGCCCGGAAATCCACTCCAAGACCGCCCCGCCCTGAGTCTTAGTCCATTGAATTTGCGTACCACTAGCAACGGTATCAACCGCGCCATCCTTAAAAGAACTTGATCCGCGCTGCGCCAACATATCGCGGAAACTGCCAATGCCGTTCCCCGTGGTCTCGCGCAGATAAAGAGTAGTGGTAGCCATTTATCTCCACCGACCCAGGCGCCGGAAGCGCCAGCCGCACAGCCACCACCAGAGGCGCTTCCAAAGCGGCGAGCTCACCGTATCGATCCATTTCTCGACTTCGCGGATGCGGCGAGCGAGCTCGCATCGATTGACCTCGAGCGAATCGGCGCGAGTTTCGAGATTTCGCAGGCGGTTCTCAATCGAGTTCGCCACAGCGATGGGCGCCCCCATGTTTTTACGCTATCCTGACCAGGCCCGTGGTTCCGTTGTTGACGGGCATGGTGAGGGTAAACGTTCCCGCCGTGACTGACTGCGAGCCAAACGTATGCACCGAGAGCGCCAGCTTGGTCGATGAGGCCCAGTTGTACATCAGGATGGCGTCGAACGCTCCGCTCGATGTCAGGTTGGCCCACACAATCGACGCTGATGGCGTAAAGTGCGCCACGGTGCCGTCGATGGCGGGCCCCGTGGCAGTCGTAAATGCATTGCCCCCCGC